CATGGGTACTGTGCAAATTAACGGCAACACCGCACAATTTGTAAACCCAATGGGATATACAACACAGACCGCTACGCTATACCCAAACCAGGTTGTTATTACAAATCCTAGCATTTCAAACCAAGCTATTGTTGTCGGTCAGCCTAGTTACTTTGTACCGCCAAGTCCAACGACACCAGCCAGCCCTCGTGTTTTACAATGAGTTTTACAATTTATACGCATGATGGCTTGCAAGTCATTCAATGGTTTAGTAACGTTGATGACTTTCTTAAAAGTATGATTAACAACCCACACGACAGGTATCATAGGAATGTTTGATGAATTCTGGTCTTTATATCCACGAAAAATTGCTAAAGCAGCTGCAAGAAAAGCCTGGAGCAAATTATCAGCAGAGCAACAACTTATGGTTGCAAAAGCTATTCACACACATTGTCAATACTGGAAAGCAAAACAAACTGAGCTAGAATTCATACCCCATGCAAGCTCATGGCTAAACGGTGAACGCTACGAAGATGAAATTGTTATTGAACCCAAGAAAGAAAAGATTGACAAACGGTGGATGTTTTCTAACGAAGGTATTGAATTAAAAGCTAGGGAATTAGGAGTATTAGGTACTGGTTATGACTCTTACGAAACACTTAAACGAAAATGTATGAACAAGCTCGGCATGAGTGTGCTGTAAGGCAGTTGTGCAAATGGCGCAAAGAATGGGGTTTGCAAAAGTTTAGGCAATACTTGAGCAAACATAGTTTAGACGAACAATTACTGCGTGATTTTTATACGCAATATGAATTAGGAAACAGGGGAGAAAAAGGTCAATGGATATTGAAAAATACATTGTCGCAGCAACAGGGCTTGGGTATTTAGTCGTAGGATTGGCTCAATACTTTAAAGGTTCAAACAGTAACGCATTAATTTGGATTGGTTACGCTGCCGCCCAAGTTGGTCTATGGATGAACCTCAAATGAATTATTTAAGCGTTTGTTCTGGTATTGAAGCTGCCACCGTTGCGTGGCATCACATGGGTTGGAAGCCTGTAGGTTTTAGTGAAATTGAGAAATTTCCTAGCCAAGTGCTTGCACATCACTATTCACAAGTCACCAATTTTGGTGATATGACTAAATATAAAGAATGGAATATTAATGACTCAGTTGGACTTTTGGTCGGGGGAACTCCCTGCCAATCATTTAGCGTTGCAGGCTTACGCAAAGGACTTGACGACCCAAGAGGTAACCTTGCTCTTACCTATGTTGGAATTCTTGATAAATTTAGACCCAAATGGTGCATATGGGAAAATGTGCCAGGTGTCCTCAGTAGTGGCAACGGAAGGGATTTTGGGGCCTTCCTTGGGGCGTTGGGCGAACTCGGCTATGGGTGGGCCTACAGGGTGCTTGATGCTCAAAACTTCGGAGTCGCCCAAAGACGCAGAAGAGTGTTTGTTGTCGGATGTCTTGGAAACTGGGAATCTGCCGCAAAAATATTATTTGAGTCCGAAAGCTTGCAAGGGGATATTAAACAGAGCCGCAAAGAGAAACAAGAAATTGCCGGAAACTTTATACCAAGCGTTGCTAACTGTCTCCAAACAACTTCAAACGACTACAGTAGAGCAGACGGTACATTTAATGCAACACCAACTAATGTAGCAACAACATTGCAAAAAACGCAGCCATCCGTTCAAAGTCACCATACTCAAACATTTGCAGTTTCTTACGGATTTAACACAAATGCTAGACCTGCTGAAATGAATTTTTTAAATGAACAATCTAATACTTTAACTACTAGTCAAAGGTCTGGTTGTTATAACAATATGGCGGTTCGTAGGCTGACACCAATTGAATGCGAAAGATTGCAAGGTTTTCCAGATGATTACACCAACATAAAAGAAAATTGTCCAGATGGAAATAGATACCGAGCATTAGGAAATTCTATGGCTGTGCCAGTAATGCGTTGGATAGGGGAAAGGATAAACAATTATGAAAGAATATGACCCAAATGATGCAATTGACTTCATCTTCAAAACAGCGCCTAAATATGCAAAAGCAAAGGGCGAGTTGGCAGAGCTTGAAACTTTTAAAAGTAGTCTTAAAGCGATTAAAATGGCGCAAACAGACGAACAAAGTCTGGGCGCTCAAGAACGAGAGGCTTATCGCTCGCAAGACTACCAAGATTTATGCAAAGCTATTGGCGCAGCAACAGAACAAACGGAAGCGCTTAAATGGCAATTAGAAGCTGCTAAAATGAGATTTGAAGCATGGCGTACAGAACAAGCAACAAACCGCAACATTGAAAGGCTTACAAAATGAGCCGAAAAAGATGTAAAAACAAAAATACCTTTGCAAAACAAGGTACTGACATGAACATTGAAGAAATTGCTAAAGAATTGGGATTGTCAAAAACAGAAGTAGAAACTGCGTTAAAGGGGATTTTCTATAAATTTAGAAAATATATGAAAAATAATAATTTTCAAAAAGAGCATTTTTTATGATTCACTATCATGGATTGCCAATAACACCAGCAACTGTAGCAAACTATGCCGTGCAAGCTGGTCATGCATTTGTTTCTTATGCCCATTCAGACCAAATTGGTACGGCTATTGAAGTATGTCAATCTTTTGCTATAGACAATGGCGCATTTAGCGCATGGAAAAGCGGTAAACCAGTTACTAATTGGGATGCTTATTATGATTGGGCGCTAAACCTTAAAAAAGTGCCTTCATGTGACTTTGCTTGTATTCCTGATGTAATTGATGGCACAGAAGCTGACAATGATGCTTTGCTTGAAGATTGCCCATTACCTAAATGGTTTGGCGCACCTGTATGGCATATGCACGAGTCTTTAGAAAGGTTAGAACAGTTGGCTAATTATTATGTGCGTGTTTGCATTGGTAGCTCTGGTGAATATGCCACAGTAGGAACAAACGCTTGGTGGTCAAAAATGGGCCAAGCAATGCGTATTGTTTGTGATGATATGGGTCGCCCAATATGTAAGTTACATGGTTTGCGTATGCTAGACCCAGCAATATTTACTAAACTACCTTTTTCATCTACTGATAGCACAAACATAGCTAGAAATGTAGGAATAGATAAAAATTGGAAAAACGGTAATTATCCACCGCCAACAAAAGAAGCTAGAGCGCAAGTTATGAGGCAAAGAATTGAAGCTCATAATGCCCCAGCTACTTGGAATTTTATGCAGGTTGAACAAGAGGGGTTATTTTGAAACTTACGCAAACATTTTATTTTGACGCTGCACATACATTAAAAGAACGGTATGTTGATGTTCATAAAAAAATGCAGTCTGAAAACATACATGGACATACATACCATGCAAGCATTTCAGTTAAGGGTGAACCTGACAAAAACGGTATGGTAAAAGATTTTTGTCATTTTGCATGGGTAATTGAACCATTAAAAGTACGCTTAGACCATAAGTTTTTGGATAATGTTGAAGATTTAGGCAGACCAACCCTTGAAAACTTATGCTTATACATAGCAAATTTTTGCAAAGATTTAAAGGGTTTATGTGAAGTTTCTGTAGAACGCAAAGCCTCTGGCGACAAATGCACTTTGGAGATTGAATGAACGATTATTGCGTACCTTATTTAAACATTCAAAAACTACTAAAAAAATACAATAATGCACAACTTAAAGGCAAAGCAGAATTAGCTACAAAAATTGCCCATGAAATTGCAGACGAAACTATTAGACTTGAAATTGCCAGCGTAAAGGAATTGAAAAAACAATGGCTGAGTTAATGCGGTCTACTCCAACCCATATTGACTATGGTGACTTTGTTGGTTTATTGTCAACTTCGCCAGGTTTTACGCCAAGCAATGTAGACGGCATTTGCGAAAGAAAAGGCAAGTTTTTAATAATGGAATGGAAGCGCCCAAATGAGAAGTCAAGCAAAGGCCAACAATATATGTTGCAAGCGTTGGCTGCTAAACCTGACTTTATAGTTGTTATTATTCGTGGCGATACCGACAATGGCGTAAATATGGGCAATTATTACCTCGTGCAACCCCAAGGTGGGTGTATATTGATTGGGAATGGCTTTGAGTCTTTTAAAGCATATTACAAACAATGGTACGAATGGGCTGATGGCAACTAAAAGTGAAAAGAACTATATGGCAAGAGTTGCCAGACTCGGTTGTATATTGTGCAGTACCGTGCTTGGGTATGAAGACAGTCCTGCCGTCATCCACCACATTCGCAGAGCTGGTAAGCGTTCTACAAGTCCAATTATCCCCCTCTGTGTACGACATCACACAGGCCCAGATGGGATTCATACCCTTGGTCGAGGCCATTTTGAAAGAAAGTTCGGCACAACCGAGGAAGCGTTATTGGAGAAAGTCCAACAAAGCCTGGGCTAAAGCTCCAGAGGGTCAAAGCCCAATTCGTCTGAAATAACTTTGGTGCGCCTACGAAACTCTTTGTCGTGATGAGTCCATTTATTTGTTTTATGGCGGCTTAGGTGTACGCACTCATGGCATAACACACGGATTACTGTTGAAAGGTGTCCGCATTTTTCAGATGAAATGGTAATGGTATGCTCATGATTGCCACCGTCATCATATAAATAAGTCCCCATAACATCTTTGTCTTTGTCTACTACAAAGTGTATTTCTTCAGGCAAAGGCATATTCCACCTGTCAAAAGGTTTCATACAATAAATTGCGCTGTATAGGTTTTTAAGAATAGCTGGGGTTAATTTCACGATAAATGCTTTAATTGTGCATGGGGAATAACAGAGCGCTTGTCAGATGAATATGCGCCACAGGCTTTACATTGATAGCGTTGATATGCCCCAGTAGTTGTATATTGAAAACCTTTGCTTAATAATGCTGCTTTTCCGCAAGTAGGACAGTCAAAACCACCCCTGTCTTTTTTCATTAAATTAATATTAAGTGGTTGCTTAATCCATGGTAACAGTTTGTTATATAACTTTTCAAGCAATACCACATCTTGAATATTATAAGTTTCCATTGTTTTCCATGCTTTAGGGTCATTAGCCATACATTTAATCCATAGCGTATGGCCTTCATGGTGCGTTTTTTGCCCTAAACCTAAACGCTGCGCTACATAGTCTAATTTATTACTAGGAAACCTAAATTGACTTTTAACCACACGCAATAAGTCAATTTGTTTTATTGGTGGTGGCGGTGGCATTTTATGAAGCAAGAATTCCTTGTTTAGCGTGGGCATATCAAACTTTGAGCCGTTGTAATGCACTACTGCGTCTGATTCTTCTAACAGCTTGTAAACGCCTTCTAGCATGGTCTTTGCGTCTGTTTTATATACAGAGTCAAAGTAAATGTGTTTTTCGCCCAAAAACTTAGCCGAATAACACATAGTGTAAGATGATTCTAATAACTGGTTAAGTGATACATTTTGCTGCCATAATCCCCATACATGAGCAGTATTAGGACTTGTTTCTATGTCAATCAGCAATATTTTCAAGTCTTTCCCCTTATACTATAAGTTGCTAAACACTAACATATAAATATGGCATTTGCTAAAAAAGTTGATAAAAATCAAAAGGATGTTGTAAAAGCGCTACGAGATTATGGCGCAGATGTTTTCCTTTTGCATACAGTTGGCGGAGGAATTCCAGATTTATTGTGTGCATACAACGACACAACCATTTTACTTGAGGTCAAGGATGGAGAATCTAAAACGCTAACTCCATTGCAAATCAAGCTATTTGTCAACTGGCAAGGTGGGCCATTACATAGGGTAAATTCTGTGCAAGAAGCCATAGATGTATTAAAATTGTACGAACTTTGAAAGGAATTACCATGCCACTCGTAAAAGGCAAGTCAAAAGAAGCTATAAGCGAAAATATCGCCATAGAACGCAAAGCTGGTCGCCCTGAAAAACAAGCGATTGCCATTGCAATGAGTGAAGCTGGTATGTCAAAAAAGAAAAAGCGCAGAGATGCGATTGAAATGTCCCTCCAAAAGCACATGAAAGCCTAATATGAAAGCAATGCCTAAAAAAGACATGGAAATTGAAAAGAAAGACGGCAAGTCTTTTGAGTCATCAGTTACCAAAGCTAAAAAGCGTAAAGAAGCCATTAAAGCTGCTTACGACAAGCATGAGAATTACCAAGATACTCCAGACTTAGAAGAACAAAAGACTATTAAAAAGTCCGCCAAAGAAAAAGTAATGGCT